CCGGAGGCCCCCCCTTGCGGGAGGGCGTTTCGCCCGGGCTAGACGATGCGGGCGAAGCCTTCGGCTCCAATGATCACCCCCTTGTCGTCCCGGACGAGGCGGTCGACCACGACCACGTCCGGCCGGGACTGCCCGGCCAGCGCCATGGCCACGGCCAGCGGCCGGGCCACGACGTAGAAGACAGCCGGCAGGGCGACAGGCAGCCCCGCCATTTGTCCGAGGGAGATCGTCGTGACCCCGTCTTCGTTGGGCTCGCGGATCTCGCTGATCTGCGCGACGACGCCCGATGGGGCATGTCTCCCACGTCCACCATATTGAGGACGTGTGGGGTCAGGTTCACGAACACCGGCCCTCGGGCCGGAGTGGGCGCCTCGTGCTTGAGGTCGATCAGCATCTGGTTCACAAATGCTGACGCGTCCTTGGACGCCAACTTCAGGACGACCGTGTCAGTCGCCGGTCTTGTGGTGATGGTCACCTTGGCGACCGACTCTGGGTCGCCGTCCTCGTGGGTCAAGTCTACGAAGGTGTCGCCCACCCGGACGAGGACGCCTCGGACCACGTTTGGCTCATCCCTCTCGTAGAAGAGAAGGGAGCGCTCGAACGTGGAGTACAGAACTGGCATTAACGCGCCCAGGTACGCGACGAAAGACGACTCGGGCGCAGGGGTAGTAGGGGCAGGGGTGACAGGGGTGGTGAGCATGGCAAAACCTTTCGTCGGTGAGGAACCGTCTACGGGCGCAGACGGGGTGGAGCAACCCGTGTGCCGCTGCTGTGACCACACCTGCAGGAGGTGCAGCCGCAGCAGCGGCACACGGTTGGAACCAGCGGCAAGCGGCGTCAGCCGCAGACCGCCGCGAAGGCGTTGAACGCCATCACCAGGGAGCGGTCCCACGGGACCGGGACGGCCTCCGTGGGAAGGTTGGCGGCCAGCTGGTCGACGTAGGCCGCCGCGAACGCCTCGCCGTCGGCGGCGAAGGCCTCGCAGACAACCGGGTCCTCGGCCATGATCGCCGCGTCCGTCTCAATGAAGTCCTGGTAGTCGTCGGGGGTCACCGTCACCGCCGGTGACGTGCACCCCGCAGCCAGCACGCTGGCCGCAGCGACTACCAGGACCCGGGCAATCATGGAGCCGCCTTGCCGACAGGGGGCCGCATCTGGTGCTCGAACCTCAGCACCAGCGCGAGCAGCGTCTCCCCTCTTTCGCGGGTCAAGAACGGGTTCATCCTCGCCAACCGGCGAACTTGCCGGATGGCGTCGAGCCAGCCAGCCCTGTAACCGGCTGCGTACAGATCCCGCTTCTCGGCCTTGTTGCAGACGTTGCACTCTGCCAAAGCCGTCTCCCTTCGGGCACGAAAAAGGCCCCCTGCCTGACGGTCAGAGGGCTAGTCGCAGGCACAGCTGTGCTGCGGCTACGACACCACTATACCATAACGATATATCGCTACGCAACTGTTGGTGCGTGCCCAACACTGCGTCTTGGTTAGGCTGGGACCGCAGGTGTCTCTCCTGTGTGCGGAGGAGGCCCGCCCCTGCGGCGAGGGGCGGGCCTCCACCTGTCTCAGACCAGGCTGCGCGCCTTCAGCGCGGCGCTGCTGACCTTGCGCATCTGCGCCGGGTTCGGCTGCAGCGCGCTCTGGGCCCGGCGGGCCCAGAGCATGAACGCCTGGCGCTTCTCCAGGCTGCCGCGCTCCATCTGCCGGGCCATGATTGTGTCGCTGGTCGTCTTCGGGCCGAACATGTGGTGGTCGGTCATCTCCGTCGCGGCCATCAGGCCGCCGTACATGGTTGCGGAGATGCCCGCGCAGGTCGGGCTTGCCAGGATCTGCTCGTAGGTCTCCCGGCGGGCCCGGCTGTTGGCCTTGGCCCTGTTGCCCTGGGCAGTGCTCAGGGCGGTGTAGGACCACTTGTTGAGGAACCAGTTGACGTCCCGGCGGGTCATCTCCCGGTCAGCCAGGTGCAGGTACAGCTCGCCCAGCTTCTCGATGTTCTCCGAGGCGATCCGCATGGCCGCGCGGACGTCGTGCAGCTTGTCCGCCCAGTTCGCCGTGTGCCGGATGGTGAAGCCCATCCCGGTACGGTCCCAGAACGCCTCGGCCTGGCCGGCGGTGTTGACGCAGATCGGCCGGACGCTGTTTCCGCCCAGCCGCATGCCGCCGCGGCCGTCGTGACGGGTGGCCAGCACCAGGAACGGGATGGTCGCCTCGGCGTCACCGGGCACGGTGATCGTCCAGGGGAGCCGGAAGGTCACGTAGATCTGTCGGCCCTCGTTCAGCTCGACCATCGCCGCGACCTTGGTCTGGTTGGCTGCTGCGTCCAGCACGAACTCGGCGGTGTAGCCGACCTCGGCCATCGAGATGACCGCGTAGGAGTCCTGCTGGATGCTCAGCAGGACTCCGTTGTCGTCGCGGCGCAGCGCCTGCCAGTTCTTGATCGTCTGTCCCTGGTTGTCGTAGATCGGGGACGTCTCCACGTCCCAGGTCATCCCGGCCTCGATCCGGGCCTGCTCGAACGACTGGCCTTCGACGTCGTGGAAGTGGGGGATCAGGCGGTGCCAGGCCTCCCCCTCGTGGCCGTAGGTGGCACCTGCGGTGACGTTTCCTGCGGGCATGGCTACCTCGTGTTGCTCTCCAGCGCATCGGCGATGCGCTCCAGCACGGTGACGAGCGCCGGCAAGTTGCCGTCGACGAGCTCGACCAGGTGGGTGTCGATCGACTCCAGCGTGTCGATGATTCCGCCGACGTCGGCGGGCTCGATCTCCGTGAGTTCCTTCACCGCGCTCGCGATGGAGTCGAGCTTGGACTCCAGGCCCCACGTGTCAGGAAGTGGCATCAGTGCTCGTGCCCTCTCGGCTCGTCGGTGTCGTCGGCGATCAGGACGACATCGCGCCGGCGCACGACGATCCTGTCCTGGAGGATCAGGACCTCCTCGGCGCTGGCAGGGTCAAGACCCAGGACCTCGAGGGCCTGGACCACCTGGGTGCGAGTCGGGCTGCTCACTTGCTGTCCCGGTAGCTCGACAGGTCGATGACCGTCCCGCCGGGCGTGGTGCGCTCGCGGTACGTGATCACTGCGGCCACCACCGCTACCGCGGCGGCGGCTACAAGCAGGTCAATCACTATGTCCACGGGTGTCTCCTTTCAGACGCGGACGCGAAAAGACCCCCAGGCGGAGCTCGGCGGTACCGAGCTCGATCTGGGGGTTACTGGTGACCGAGCGTTCGTGGGGAGCGGCCGCGGCGCCTGTTCAGGCTACCGGGGCAGCACTCGTCCACAGCGGCGATCACGACGTCATTCTAGTACATGTGCAACCGATGAACCAGTAGTCAGGGAGCGGCGGAGAGCTTCTGCCACCGGCCGGTGTGGGGGTTCCACACCTCGGCGTCGACCCAGCCGGTCCCGTTGAACGTGGCCACGCCGACCCACGCGGTGCCGTTCCACATCTCGCAGTAGGTGAAGGCCGGGTCGGCGCCGGTCCCGGCAAGCTCTACGAGGGCCGTGAGCGTCCCGAAGCCGCTCCTGAGGGTGATCCCCTGCGCCAGCAGTTCCACGGCCGCCGTGAGCACTCCTGTGCCCGAGAACGCGGGCGCCTGAGCCTGACCGGAGCCGAGCAGGTCGACGGTGACCGGCAGCAGCCCGGTACCGAGCCGGATGGTGGTACCCGACCCGGTCAGGTCGGCAGCGACGGTGAGGTGGCCCGAGCCGGTGCCGGCGCCGCCGACGATGGCGCCCGAGCCGGTCAGGTCGACTGTGACGGCCAGCGCCCCGGTACCGGAAGCAAGACGCTGCCCGGAGCCGGCCAGCGCGACCGCGGCTGAGACGTCACCGGCGCCGGAAGCAAGACGCTGCCCGGAGCCGGCCAGGGCTACCGCGGCTGAGACATCGCCGGTACCGGAAGCAAGACGCTGCCCGGAGCCGGCCAGGGCTACCGCGGCCGAGACCGCCCCGGTACCGGAAGCAAGACGCTGCCCGGAGCCGGCCAGCGCGACCGCGGCCGAGACGTCACCGGTGCCCGAGCCGTTGACGGACGGCAGGCCACCGGAGCCGGTCAGCGCCACCGTTGCGGCGAGGTCACCGGACCCTTGTCGAGTCGCAGTACCCGAGCCGGTCAGGGCGACCGCGGCTGAGACGTCGCCGGTACCTGCCGAGCTGCGGTCGCCGCCACCGGACAAGGTGACCGAGGCGCTCAGGGACCCGGTGCCGTTAGGGGCGACGACCTTCTTCTCCAGCCGGAACCCCTGGCCGGTGACGAGCATCCCCCTTACGACGGACACCTCGGTGAACTCGAGCTGGACCGAGTTGACGGTCACGACCGGGTCGACGCTCAACCCGTAGTCGCCCTGCAGGACGTCCGAGCCGTCGTAGATGTTGATGCGGTCTCCGGCTTTCCAGGTCGCCATTTCAGCGGAGAAGTCGACGCCGCCCAGATCAGGCTTGCTGAGAATCAAGGTCGTGCTGTTGAAGGCGTAGGGGCCGAACCCGCCCCAGCCGTTCTGGTACCCGCTCGCTATGATCTGGCCGTAGCCCTTTGCGAAGATGTAACGACCAGGTGGCGTCGGCGTGCCGTCGGACTCGTAGTTGATCGTCAGCCAGCTGAAGAGGTACTCGACGGGGTGGTCGCTGTGGTCCGCGCCCATGACGCGGCTGACCTGAGCGAACAGACTCCAGCCATCTGCCTGCTGGCTGGTCCAGCCGTTGATGACGTCTCGCCACGAAGCTTGGTTGACACTGTCGACGGGGAAGGTTCTGACCAGCCAATATCCGCTCGTGCTTCCGCCGGTCGTGGGCAGTGGCTTGGACCACGGCTCACTAGGGTTGGCGCAGCTTTGAGAGAACGTGCCACCGCCCAACGTGAACACCCACGGCCCCTCGTTGGTGGTGCCGAAAGTCGTCAGGATCGAGTCGTCCACGGTCGATGACGCGTAGTAGAAGTAGATGCCGAACGAGATGTCTGCGATCGTGACGTTCGTAGGCATGTCGGGCGGCCGGTATCGGTGCGCGCCGGTGCAGAGCGGCGCTGTCACGCCTCCGGTAGCCGTTCCGTTCGGGTAGGCCATGCAGAAGCTGGTCGCCTCGTCGTACTCCGTCGTCAGACCCGGAACGCGAGACGAGTTCGGCCGCCGCATCGTGCCGGTGCCTGTGGCTGCGGTCGATGATCCGCCGCTGAGCATCCCTGTGGTGGTGAAGTCGTAGGGGATGTGCAGGGTTGGCATCAGGGGTCTCTACAGTCGGCGCAGAAGAAGTCGCCGCAGTCGTTGACGTTGTGAGCCCGCCAGACCGGTGCCGGAGTCGCAAGGTAGCGCGGGTCGGCGTGGACGGCCTCCCACGAGCCCAGCTCGCGACGCAGCGTGCAAACGTCGCCGTCCAGGTGCGGGCAGGGCTCACTCTCTACCCAGCAGCAGTCGCGCCCCTTGGTGCAGCGAGGCATGTTGCTGCTCATCAGGTCACCGTGATGGACCCTGCGGTGAAGTCGTACTTGCCCTGCGCAGCGTAGGGGCCCTCGGTGGCCGACAGCGGCTGCAGCGCCCCGCGAGTACCGCCGGTGACTGCGGTGAACAGCCCGAACTTGGCCACCGTCGCTCCGGACGGGACGTCGAACTGGTACGGCGTGCCGGTGATGGACTTGACGCCGTTGCTGGACGCGCCGAAAGTCACCAGCTTGCGGGCGTAGGCCGGGGACCCGCCGCTCAGCTCGGTGTCGGAAGAGTTGAAGAGCGCCAGGTAGGCATAGGCGCCGGCGATGGCGTCGGCAGCCGTGTTCTTTCCTGCGTTGTCCAGAGGCATGAGCGCTCCTTACACGGATGGCACCCAGATCGTGCCAGGTGCGGGGTTGTCGGGACGAGTGGCGGAGTAGACCAGGTGCGGATGCTCGAGGTGGCTGTGCGGGACGAACGGCGCCTCGGCCACAGAGGCCACCACGACGTCGTCGGTGACGGTGACGGCGACGACCTCGTCGGTGACGGTGACGGTGTAGACGTCATCGGCCACGGTGACAATAGCGGTGTCGCTCACAGGTCGGTCACCTCCTTGACGCCCTGGATCTCTCCGCGCAGGTAGGTGCGCTTCTTGCCGCCGAGAGCGACCTGGACGTCGTACTTGTAGGAGCTCCCGCCCATGGTCTTGGTGTCGGCCGCGGCGATCTCCATCGAGAAGACGCCGCCGGGGCCGTTGACGACCGCGCAGGTGGCCGTGGCCACCACCACCCCGCCCTCGCTGGCGTAGTTGTCGCGGATCTCGGCCGAGATGACTGCACCGGTCAGGTTGATCGCGCTGGAGTCGGCCGCGCGTTGCAGGGTGATCAGGTAGAGCTCGTCGTCACCCTCGGTGTAGGTGAAGTTCCGCTCGCCGGGACGGGCCATGACGGCAAGCCTACGACCGCAAGGCCGTCATAGCGACGAGCACCGGGCTACGGCTTGACGCTCGGCAAGCCCAGGTGCGTGGCCTGCCGCGGCCCGACGCTGACGGCGCCAGGACGGTCGTTGCCGAAGCCGTGCTGCTGCTGGCAGGCGATGACGACCTGATCGGTCTTGGGGCCGAAGTTGCCGGTGACCGGCAGGGTGATGTTGCCGGGCGGCCTCAGCGAGTGCGCGTTCAGCGCCTTCTGCAGGTTCTTGACGCTGTCGCTGTCCCGCTGGCCGGACTTCAGCTTCGACAGGTAGGTGGCTCCACCACCACCGCTTCCGCCGCCACTGCTGCCGCCGCTCTGCCCAGGGAACTGCGGGCGTCGGTGGTTGTTGTAGCCGCCGGGCGGGTTGCGCTCCTCGTAGTGCAGGTGCGGGCCGGTCGAGTTGCCGGTCGTCCCGACGTTGCCGATCTGCTGACCGGCGTTGACGTTCTGACCAGCGCTCACCATGGTCCGCGACAAGTGCGCGTACAGGTGCTTGACGCCACCGGTGTCGATGACGACGTGAGCGCCATACGCACGCCCCATCCCGCCCCACCCGACGTGGACAACCTTCCCGGCAGCGGCTGCCACGACCTGAGCGCCGGTCGGGGCGGCGTAGTCGAACGCGCCGTGGTAACCGCGAGCCCACGAACCCTTGCGGTCGTAGGACGTGGTGACGGCATATCCAGGACACGGGTTGACCATCAGTCGTCTCCTTCTCCGGGGGAGTAGTCGTCATCAACCTCAACCGGAGACAGGTCCTGCTCCTCGATGGAGACGGGGTCGTAGTTCGGGTCCGGCGGGTACTCCACCGACCCGTCCTCGGCCTCGACGGGCTCCGGCGGGTTGATGGTCGGGTCGTCGGGGTGGTCGTTGACGACGGGCTCGTCTGCCACTGGCTTCTCCTTCCGCGAGGTTCGCTTCTTCGCATTCTTCGTCGTGTCGCCCGGCTTGGCGTGTTTGCCAGGTGAACGAGCAGCGACACCTTCGCTCTCGCGTGCCGGGAGCGGGTAGTCACTCGGAGAGACCGGCGGTGGCATCTCCTGCGTGCCGACCTTGTTCTCCACGTAGTCGCGGGTCAGCCAGCCGACCAGGCCGCCGACCGCGGCGGAGGCGATGTTGCCGAGGATGGACAGGGCCTCGTCGGCGACGCCGCCGGTCTCCGGCTCGGTCGCCCCGAACAGGCCGTACCGCAGCGAGATGCCCCACAGCGACAGGGCGATGATCCCGAACAGGGCCGTCAAGATGATGAACCCGAGCGTCCTGATGGCTTCCCGGTTGAGATGGTGGCGAACGGGAGGCGAGGCCACTGTGAGCTCCTTTCGTCGGTCGACAGCCTATGCCTTCGCGGTGACGCTGTCGGTACTCACGGGCTAGGCCCAGTACTGGTAGCCGATGTGCAGGTAGAAGGACTCGTTGTAGTAGCCGTAGTGAGCGTTGTTGGCCGCCGCTCCCGAGCCGAAGAGCAGGCCACCGAAGTCGGACCTGGCCACCACGCCGGCGGCCCATCCGGTGATGTCGTAGCTCTGGGTCGCGCCTTTGCCGATGTAGTGCTCGGAGTGGCGCTCGGACCGGCCGAAGTGGGTGAGATGGCCGGGCTCGCCGCCGGTGGCGTTGTGCCAGCCGACGTCCATGTCCTTGCCGCCGCCGTTGTAGGAGTGGACGCAGGTGGCCTGGAACCCGACGTAGGTGACCGCGTGCAGGTTGGCGACGTTGAGACGGTTGAAGCCCACTGCCGAGATCAGGTTCCCCTGGTTGGAGCTGTAGTAGCCCTCGTAGGTGTACTGGGTGTTGTCAGTCCGGTAGTCGCCGTTGCCGCGGTAGCTGCACGCCCACTTCGACCACTGGCCGTACTCGGCGTACTGCAGCTGGCGGATGGTCACCGAGGTCGTACCCGAGCTCGATGCCTGGTAGCTGTACGCCCCGGACTGGTCGCCGAGGTAGGACGCCGAGTAGGTGCCCGAGCTGGACACCGAGTAGGACGCCGAGCCGTTCGTCAGCGTCACGGTGGCCAGCACACTCGAGCCGGACTTGAACTGCACGGAGCCGACCGGCGTGCCCTGGGCAGCGCTGACCGTCGCCGTCAGCGTCCGACTGCCGCCGTTCTGGGTGCCGCCTCCGCTGATGGAGCAGCTGGTGCTGACCTGGACGACGTTGACCGATGGGTCGAGGGTCTGGTACCCGGGAAGACGGTTGGCCGACGCCGGAGCCCAGGTGTTGGCCGAGCGCACCATCGCCAGTGGGGCGTGGCTGACCGGTGCGGCCGACCCGCCTGGGTTCTCGCTGGTCAGGGTGATCGCCCCCGGCGTCCATCGGCACTCGAACCTGTTGTGGTAGAGCGCCGGGTACCCGTTGGTGATCGCCGAGACGAAGGCCATCGCCTTGAAGATGCTGGTGCCGCCGGCGGTGTAGGCGGCCGTTGCTCGGACGGCTGTCGTCGTCGATAGCGTGCCGGAGCTGACCCAGCTTGACGACGAGTGCGTGTGGAACTCGCTGTGACCGCCGCCGGCCTCTGCTCCGACCTGGTGCTGGAAAATGTTGGCTTGGACGTACGCAGTCACGTAGTAGTCGATCGTCAGCACTCCGGGACCGGGTGCGGTGAACTCCATCCGCTTGACGTTCGGGATGTCGGTGAAGACCGAGCCGCCGGCTTGGGGTGGGGTGTTGGTGCTGGAGGACAGCGCCACCGTCCACACCATCGGCACCGACAGCGGCGCGTTCGGGTTCATCCAGATGGCGCCGTCCTCGAACGGGTTGTCCGGGTCGTCGGCCGGCGTCGGGCTGGTGGTGGTGGGGACGTGCAGGACGCTCTGGCTGCCGGAGCCGAGGTCCAGGCTCTCCAGGTAGCTCTTGGTGACCGGGTCACTGGGGAAGTAGGGGTCGCGCAGACCAGTGATGGCTCCGGGCTGGTCGCCGATCTCGGTCAGCTGGTAGTACTTCACCACGTACGGGCCCAGCGGGACGCTGCTGCCCCAGCCGTCGCTTGGACGCTCGATCGAGAACGTCATCAAGGACGACGTGATCTCCGGCTGGGTGTGCGTGAAGGACCACGTGTAGGACTGGTCCGTCCCGTCCGGGACCGCGCTCGGTCCGTCCTTCCAGATGAAGCCGGAACCGAACCGGTACCTGGCGCCGCCGACCGGGCCGTTGACGACGGCGTCGACCCGGTAGGTCTTCCCGACCACGAACTTCCCGTAGTACTTGCCTTGCTCGGTGAAGAACCGGGCCTGGCCGCCGTGGTCCTGTGGGTTGCTGTTGGCGGTGACGCTGACGCCGCCGGGGATGACGACGGGCCTCGTCTGCGGCCAGGCCCACCCGTAGCCGAGGGCGTTCTGCCAGAACGTCGACCCCGGCGGGTCGCCGATGCCGTTGTTGACCTCGAGGATGTCAAGGCTGTACTGCGGCGTCTCGACGTCGTAGACCGGCTCCAGCTCGAGCGTGTTGGTCTTCACCACGCCGGGCTTGATCGTGGTGACGTAGTCCTGGCCGGGGACGGTGACGCCGGTGGTCAGCACGCCACCGGGGGCGGTGAGCTGGCGCATCCCGCGGAAGACCTGGACCGAGTCGATGATGACGTCGGCGTCGGCGCCCTCGAGCCGGATGACCGGGCAGAAGTAGTACCCGTCGTGCGGTCCGTCAGGGTCTGAGTCGGTCCAGCTCTTGGCGGTCCCCTCGGGGGCGTCGAGCGGAAGGTCTCCGACCGGCACCCGGCCGTTCATGTAGCACTCGATGTTGGCCCAGGTGTCGGCGTCCCAGGTGTCGGTGATGTTGACTCGGTTGATCCCCCAGACAACGGCCTTGGTGGCAGGCTGCGGGGCGTGGACGTCGTCGCGGGCGACGTTGTTGGAGTAGAACGCCATCCCGACGCTGATGGTCCACGGCCCGGTCGAGCCGGTGTGGTCCTTCAGCGCCCTGGCCAGGACGGCGATCCGGTAGGTGTACTCGCCGGCCGACTTGCCCAGCCCGGACACGCCGTAGGGGATCGGCCGGGCGCCGGAGAACGCCTCGCGACCCCACTCGACGGTGATCGAGCTCGTCGTCTGCAGCCGGATGTATCCGTCGACGGTCTCGCTGGGGACGCCGAACCCGTCCGGGTGCTCCCAGGAGAAGATGTTGCCCGGATGGGACGAGACCGGCTCGGTCGGCCGCCAGGTGCCGGCGGCACCGTCGGGGTTGTCGGTGTTCGGAGGGTTCCATGACGTCGGCTCGAACCAGTTGGCCAGTACCGTCTCGTTCACCGGGGCTCTGGTCGGGGCGTCCCCGGCGAACCACTTGCCGGGGTTGGCGTCGTTCGGTGGACCTCCCATCCAGTACAGCCCTTGACCCTCCTTGGGGTCGGTGGTCGAGCCGTCGTTGGTAGCGCCGACGTTGGCGAACTGAGTGGCGTCCAGGACGTGGGAGTGAGCGTTGACCGGCAGCGCCTTCTTCTGCCCCGTGCTGTCGGTGTAGTAGCCGGATGGCACTGACGGCCTCCTAGTTCTCGGCGATGAAGGCGATGTCGTCCAGGTAGATCCTCGCCGTCGTCACGGTAGACGGCGAGAAGCGCTGGTTGAGGTTCACCCCGACGACGTCGCCGGTCTCCTGGACGTCGACCCTGGTGCCGTTGTCACTGACGATCCAGGGCTTCCAGCCGAAGTCGTTGGGGTTGCGCATGCTGTAGCCGACGACGGTGAAGACGCGCCACCGGCCCGGGCGGGCGCCGGCCGGGAGGGTGGCGATGCGGTCCGAGGTCTGGCTGGTGCCGATGTCCAGCGGCGGCTTGCTCACCTCGCCGCGCAGGTAGACCACGCCGCCCACCCGTCGCCACTGCACCGGGTAGGAGCTGGAGTAGTTGCTCCACCCGTTGGTCAGCGCCAGCTGGTCCCAGCCGGTGTCGCCGCTGTGGACGTGACCGACCTCGGCATAGCCGTGGGTGTGCTCGGCGAGCGGGACGGCGGTCTTGTCCGCGGCACTGCTGACGACGTGCAGGACCATCACGCGCTCACGAAGCGGATGTTGTCCAGCGAGACCCACTGCTCGGTGGTGATGGCGTCAGTCTGGGCCGTCCATTGGAAGATGCTGACGTAGCCAAGCCACGAGACGTTGATCCGAGTCGCGTGGATGACGTACCCGCCCTTGGCGTAGGAGTTCGCGCAGTTGAAGGCCAGCGACCGGTCCGGCCAGAACCCGGCTGGCAGCGTCGAGATGACCTCGGTGGTGCCGAGGGTGGACGGGATGGCCCGGGCCAGGCCGCGCAGGTAGACCACGCCGTTGAGCTTGCGGAAGCCAGGGACGGCGTACGGCGAGCCCTGGGCCACCCACTTCGATGTCAGCGCCAGGTCGATCCAGCCGGTGTCGGTGACGTGGCTGTGGTCGACCGGGGAGTAGGCGCCGTCGTGGTGGTGCGCGGTCGGCGGGACGGGACGGCGTACCCCGGCGGCGTCGACGTAGGTCATCACGGCCATGGGTACATCCTCACTGGTCGGCGTAGTACTGGCAGTTGATGGCGACCCAGGTGTTGTTGTAGTAGCCGGACTCGGCTCGCAACACCCCATCGGGCTGAATGTTGAGGCGGGCGAAGGCGTTGGGGTAGCAGGTGCCGGGGAGGATGACGATATGGCTCGGTCGGTACCCCGTCGGCAGAGTAGTGATGGCGGCTGCGGTCCCGCTCTTGACCAGCCCTTGGATTTCGACGACTCCGTTGGCGTGCTTGCGGTAGCGCGGCGGGGTGAAGGTCGCGTCGTAGACGACCCATCCGTTGAGCAGCGACATCGTCTGCCAGGCCAGGTCCGGGGCGAAGGGGTACTCGATGGTGACGTGTGTGCTGTCCACGCTCGAGGTGTTCAGCCCTCGCACCGTCCAGTGGCTGTAGTGCCAGCCGTTGCTGTAGCCATTGACGGCCATGTTCGCGCCGGAGTTCTGCCATCCCTCCAGCCGCACCACGTCGCCCTTGGTGAACGCCTTGACGACGCTCTTGCTCACAACCACGTTGAAGCCGGCAGAGGCGTAAGCGGAGGCGGCCGCCTCGGGGAGGAAATCGGCGCCGTTGAGGGTCCATCGGAACACCCGATGCCCGGTCGTCTGGCTGGGGAAGTCGATCGTGGCCTTCAACTCGTACAGGCCGGTCCGGGGGATCGTCACCGCGCCGGGGTTGCTTGCCGACCACATCTGCGACACCCAGCCGTTCAGGCCGGCAGGGGTGATGTCGTTCCAGAACGTCATCACCGTGAAGGCGCTGGTGGCGATGGACTGCGTGCCGGTGCCTCGGAGCTCGAGGAGCGGCACCCCGAGGTCCGGCCCCTTGCCGAGCACCAGGGTGTTGCTCTGGTGCTCCTGGACCCAGACCCGGTCGTCGACCGCCAAGCTTCCGACCAGCGTCGTCGGAGCGGACGGCAACGGGCTGGCGTCCCCGTCCAGGCGCACCTGCAGCGGGTTGGTACCGGTCACCGTGCCCCAGCGGAACTTCTGGTCGTAGCCGTGGTCGTGGGTCACGGGGATGCCGGCCACGGCTCCGGTGGCGCTCTCGTCGACCCACAGCTGGCCCGGCTTGAGCACCGGCGGGTCGGTGGTGCGGACGAAGCCGGAGACCGACAGCATCCCGGTCACGTCGAGGTCACCGGTGATGGTGCCGCCGGTGGCCGAGACGTAGCCGGAGTGCGCGTGCCCGTCAGTGGCGTACTGGCTGTGGGTGTGCCCGATCTGGGCCCAGTCGCCGGCGTGGCTGTGCCCGACCGGGGAGTAGACCCCGGCGTGGATGTGGTTGAGCGCGGCGTAGTTGGCCGGGTCGAAGACGGGGTCGGCGTGCCCGGTGGCGTCGTCCTCGCGGATCCAGATCAGCCCCGGAAGGCTGGTGAAGTCGGCCGGGTCGGAGCCGACTCGCGCCGTCTGGTCCGAGGACAGCAGGCCGCTCACCCGGAGCGCGCCGGTCATCGTGTCGCCGGAGACGTTGACGTAGTCGCTGTCGTGGGCGTGGCTGGACGGCGACTTCGTGCTCAGCAGGACGTCGACCTCGGACTCGGTGTAGTACCTCCCGTCGTGCTCGCTGCTGGCCGCGTGGGTGCTGATGGCGGAGCTCACCTGCGCCGGGGAGGAGTACCAGGCGTCGACCGTGGTCCGGTTGACCGAGATCGAGTCGGCGGCGACAGTGATGCCGGTCCCGGCGCCGATGTCGAAAGTGCGGTTGGCCGACAGGTCGCCGCCTCCGGTCAGGCCCGCTCCGGCGGTGACCGTGCGTGTGGTCGGCGGCGCGCCGACGTTGGACGCACCGAGCACGACCGTGCCGGTCAGGCCGTTGACGCTCTGCACCCCGCCGGAGGCCAGCTGGGTCCAGCTGGCGTCGGCGGCTACCGAGGTGGCGTCGGCCGGGCTGGTGGCGCCGACGTAGACCCAGGTGCCGGCCGGGCTGGCGACGATGACGTTGTCGCCCCGGTACAGCCCGGTCGGGTCATAGGTGGACAGCGTCTTGCGCGCCGTGGTGTCGGCCGCCGAGAAGTAGTTGGCCGTGCGGACAGCAGGCAGATGCGCGTTGGGGACCAGGCCGTCTGCGCCCAGCGGGGCGTACCCGGAAGCCGCCCCGCGGGCGGCGAGCAGCTGGTACTGGACGTGCGGGTCGGCGGAGGCGGTGTGCGTGCCGAGGGCCGAGGCGGCAGCCGAGGACGCCGCACCGGCCGGCTCGTACCAGGCGTCGACGGCTGCTCTGTTGATCTCCACGCTGTCGGCCAGCACGGTGATCCCGGTCCCGGCGCCGATGTCGAGGGTGCGGTCGGCTGACAGCGCGCCACCACCGGCCAGGCCGGCTCCGGCAGTGACCACCCGGGTCGTGGGCACGTAGGCGTGGGTGTGGTCACCGACGGCTACCGTGGACGAGGTCGTGCCGGTCGGCAGCCGGGCGAAGGCCAGCGTGCCCGAGGCGATCTCGGTAGCGCCGTGGGTGTGGGCGGCTGCTGCGGCGTTGAGCTCGGCCAGGGTCGGGCGCTTGTGGACGTGGTCGGCCCGGGCCACCGTGGCCGACACGCCGATGGCTGCGGACAGGCCGAGGTCGGCCGGAGGGTTGGCCGGGTACTGGACGTGCAGCAGGTCACCGGCGGCCGTGCCGCCTTCGGCCGTGGTCAGGTGCGTCTTGGGCGCCAGGGTGGCGATCAGGCCGGAGTGGTCGGACGAGCCGTGGTCGGCCAGGGCGACGTAGAGGCCGGAGTGGTCGTGGGTGCCCGACCCACCCAGCTGGGACCACGAGGAGGAGTCGCCCGGGATGTCGGTGAAGTACAACGGGCCGGAGGCGCCGGTGACGTCGACGTACAGCCCGAACCCGTCCACGATCACCGCACCGGTCGGTGGGCCTTCACCGGCAGTGATGGACAGCTCGTTGCTGACCCCCGGCGGGACCACGTTCACCATCCCGTGGAACGTGGCACGCATCGGGCGGATGGTGGCCAGCACCGATCCGTCGATGGACCGGAAGTCGAACTGGTTGGCCCCCGCGGACAGCTCGCCGCGACGGTTGCCGACGTTGTCGGCGAACTCGATGGCCGAGTGCGAGGTGTCGGCCGAGCGCACGACCAGGTCGTTGGTCCGTACCCGGGCCGCCACGTCGAGGTCGCCGGTCATCGCGTCACCGGAGACGTTGACGAAGGTCTGGTCAGCCAGCGTCCGGGTGTAGCCGCGGGCGGCGTCGAGGTAGTGCGGGTGGTCGTCGGTGCCGAGGTCGGGCAGTGAGGAGTGGGTCGCGCGGGTGTTGGCGATGGTGAGGTCACCGGTGCCCGGCGTGACCGAGATGCCGACCCCGGCCTTGATGTCGGTGAAGTCGGCCTTGCCGTCCAGCGCGTTCTGCAGGCCGGTGACGGCGCCGATCGGGTGGGAGTTGATGGCCTCCCGTCCGATGAGCTCGTTGTGGCTCTCGATGACGTTGCCGCCGGTGCTCATCAGCACCCACTGCGCCCCGTCGAAGGAGTAGACGAAGCCGGTTCGCAGCAGCGTCAAGGACAGGTCGTAGATGGCGATCTCGTCCGGCACGGCGGCGTAGTCGACGTCGAGGAAGGCCTCGTTCTCGGCCAGCGCCAGCCAGTCGGCGGGCGCCGGCACGGACACCGTCGTCGAGGCGAGCTCGGTGGTGGCGCCGTCGAGCGGGATGACCAGGGTCGAGCCGGACTGGAACACCAGCTCGAGGACGGGGATGCCGTGGCCGTAGGAGCGGTCGGCCACGGCGTAGGACAGGGTGACCACCAGGTCCTGGACGTCGGCACCGCCGTCGGGCAGCACGAAGCGCATGGTGGTGATGCCACCGGGGTCCTCGAAGAGGAAGAAGTCGTCCAGCGGCTGGCCACCGAAGCTCAGGTCGGTGTAGGCGAACTCCACCGAGCCGCCGCGGGTCCACATGTCCCCGCCCCGGGGGTTGGGCGGCTGGACGTCGCCGAGGAAGTGCTGGACGTAGCCGGGGTGGATGTGACCGGCCGCGCCCGGAGCCGAACCGATGATCCTCTCGGCGCCGCCCCGCGCGGGGTAGTACGCGGTCATGCGCGCCCCTCCTAGGTGATGGTGATGACGACGCGCCCGGTAGCGCCGACCCCCACCGGCTCGAACAGGTAGTAGGGCGAGTAGTAGCCGCCCAGCGCGATGCCGCGACCGCCGGCGTCGCCGCGGACGATGTGGTAGCCGAACCAGGTCGGCAGGTCCACCCAGCGGGCTTCGCCGCGAGACCAGCCGTGCGGCGAGCCCCAGGTGCTGATGAAGCCAGGGCGCCCGCCCGGCTGGCTCTCGTAGCCGTGGGTGTGCAGCTGCAGGCCGCTGCGCGGGTCCACTCCGCCGTAGCCGTGAGAGGTGCTGCGGCGCTGCAGGTGCAGCTGGACCCGGGTGATGGTGGCACCCCGGTTGAGCGCCTCTCGCAGCGCGTGGTGGGTGGAGTCCCAGAAGTTGTAGTAGATGAACCCGCTCTGGTTGCCGCGGTTCTCCGTGCCGGTCCATGGGGTGGAGTTACCGGCGCGCAGACCTTCCGACGGCGGGCGCCAGTAGTAGGAGTAGCTGGTGTAGCCAGGGTTGTAGCTCGTGCCGCCGCTCGGCCAGAGGACGTAGTCGCCCTTGGTGTAGGACGGCGCCTTGGTGGTGAGGTACCCGACCGGGCTCCACGCCCCGCGCACGCCTTCGACCACGGTGAGCACCTGGATCCCGTACCTGGTGGACGGCGTGGCACCGGTCCAGGTGTGCGACGTCGGCAAGGTGTACTCGGCGTAGCCGGGGGTGACCCGGGCCCACACGTAGGCGTCGGCCTCGACCTGGGCGGGGATGGAGGCGGTGAAGGAGTTCTCCCCGATGTTGGAGAACGTCGGCGTTGGCGGCGCGGCGGGCAGCGGCGGGGTGAAGCTGATGTTCGGCAGCGTGCTGGTACGGCCGAACTCGTCGGTCACCACGACCCAGGCGTTGTAGGTCTTCTTCGGCTGGCCCGGTCCGCGCTCGGACAGCCAGCGCAGCGAGGTGTCGGTGTCGGCGGACAGCTGCGCCAGCGGTGCAGGCTGCCAGTCGCCGTAGACGACCGCCGAGCGGGCGTTGTCGGCGATGTCGAGGTCGAGCTTCCAGCGGAAGGGGTTGCCGGACACGGGCAGGACACGCCAGTGGTTGAGCGTGATCCCCGGCGAGAACGCCGTCTTGTACGTCCCGCCGACGGCCGTGCTCGCCTCGGCGACCCGCCTGTACGTCCCGCCGACGGCGACGTATACGTCGGAGACGCCCTTGACCGCACCGCCGACGCTGACTCGCAGCTCGGGGCCGGCCATCAGGGCACGTAGACCAGGTAGACAGTGCCGTCAGGGTCGGTCGTCGAGGCGCTGGGAGCCGCGGTGCCCCACCGGACGATCGGCACCTTGGTCGGCGCGCCGGTGTCGTGGCGCAGGTACAGCCCGCGGGCGTAGGTCTCGGCCACGCCCTCGTTGTAGACCAGCTCGCCCTCCTCGGCCGAGGCTCGCGCGCTGATGGCGGCCATGGTCGGGAACCGGGCGACCACGTACCGCTCGAGCGCGGTGGCCAGCTGGCGGACGAAGTACGGCGTGTGCGGCCGCTGTGTCTTGCCCGGCACCGGGAAGCCCTGCTCGGCCGTGGTGTCGCCGGTGCCGCCGGGGTTGGTCGAGGAGTCGCGGCCGCCACCGGTGACCGCGTCGTAGCTGGCGAAGCCGTCCTGCGGCGCGCCCTGCGGTCCCTGGATGCCCTGGTCGCCCTTGGGCCCCTGGACGCCCTGGGTGCCTTGCGGCCCCATCCCGCCGCCGAGGCGGGAGACGACCCAGACCAGCCGGACCGGGGTGTGCGGGAACGTGTCGTTGGGCAGGACGCGGATGCTCCAGCGGTCCTTGTCGGTGGTGGCTCGGACCTGGGTGGTCAGCGCCAGGAAGACGGTGGTGCCGTCGTTGCCGGACTCGTAGAGGCCGGACTGCGAGTAGAGCACGCCGTTGCGGTACAGCCCCAGCATCCGCCAGCCGGCCGTGGACCCGGCGCCGTTGGTCAGGCTCAGCTCGACGGTGACCTGGTACTGCCCGGCCGTGCCCACCACGGGATGGTTGATCTCGAACTCGGTGTCGTTGGCCTTGGTCACGACGGTGGTCTGAGCCGTGCCGAGGTCCTGGATGTCGTTGTAGTCCGGGGCGCCCAGCGCCAGGGTGGACCAGGAGGCCCCGGTGACGGTGCCGGTGAAGGCGGCGTTGACGAACCGGGCGCCGGGGCTCTGCAGGTCTCCACGCTCGCCGCGCCACTGGCCTGCGTCGACCCAGCGCGGCGGGACCAGGTCGTGGTTCCAGAACCACAGGTGTCCGGTGTCGTCGGCCAGGTAGGCGTCGCCGCGCACGGCGGAGGTCGGCAGCTGCGAGGAGGTCTCGACCGAGCCGCGCAGCGTCATCGGCGGACCGATGTCGCCCTGGTCGCCCTTCGGGCCGACCGGGCCGACTCCCCGCAGGATGCCCTCGCGGATCTGGATCGTGCCGCCGTTGACCAGGCGGACGAGGCTCGTGCTCATGGCGCTCCTACGGGTTCCCTATGGTGGTGGCCTTCTCGACGACGAACCAGCCCGACATGACCGGACGGTACTGGCCGCTGGCGAAGGGCGCGGCCGAGTCGGCGACGGTGGCGAAGACGTCGATCGCGTAGCGCCCCGGCGTCCAGGCACGGGTCAGCGTGCGCGGTGCCGTCAGCTGCACCACGCCCGAGGTCTCGGTCGCGGTGATGACGGCGGCGACGGATGGGTCGGCGTCGTCGTCGAAGGTGACCAGGATGGTGTTCTTGGAGTCGCGCACCTCGGCCCGGGCAGGCTTGCCGACCGGGACCGGGGCACCCTGGTCGTCGCTCCAGACGATCTGGCAGGCCATGTCGGAGTACGCCTTGACGACGATCTCACCGGTGCGGTCGCTCACGATGCCTCGCTCTCGGAGTGGATCTTGTCACGCACGGCTCGCAGCGCGGCGATGTAGTCCTGCTCGCCGCCGGCGACGATGACCGTCTGCTTGCGGGCGTCGATGGTGACGCTCTGGTCCAGCCCGAGCAGCTTGGCCCGCTGGGCGATGACCCGCAGGACGAAGTCGGCGGCTCGGACGTCTCCCTGCATGGCGGCGTCGAAGTACGGCGTCTGCAGCCGGTCCAGCCGCATCACCTCGATCGCCAGCAGCTCGGCCTTCTGCCCCTCGTTCAGCAGCTCGGCGGCGGCCTTGGTGGCCGCGACCAGGCCGCGACGGGCCTCGGCCTCGCTGATCTCCAGCAGCTCGGCGATCTCCCACAGCGAGTAGCCCTTGTTCCGCAGGTCCAGCGCCTGACGAGCGATGGCGTACCGCTCGTCGAGCATGCTCACGACCTGGTCAGCGGCGGCCAGGGTGCGGACGTTGCCCGGCTGCTTGCGCTTGCGCGGTGGCATCTGCGGCTCCTCTCACCGGGAGGGTAGCCGTCCAGCCAGGTAGGAGGACAGGGCGCGATGCGGGTCGTTGCCGTTGTCGGAGAGCAGCCGGCCCCGGTTCTTGGACGTCATCCCACCCCAGATGCCGAAACCCTCTCTCCGATTCAGGGCCGTAAACAGACAATCGACCCGGACAGGGCAGCGCAGGCACACGGCCTGCGCTGCCCTGACGTCAGCACGGGAGAGAGTGAGGTCGTCGCTGCCGAAGAACATCTCCTGCGGGTGGAACCTGCACTCAGCCTCGGCCTCCCACGCTTCGGTGGGCGTGTAACGCCAGGCAGAGTGCGTCCACGACGTCCTGGTCGACCTTGCCGTCCTGACTGGCTGCGTCGACGAGACCGGGGTGTCGAACCCGAAGCCAGGAGACGACGTCGCTCTTGCTGGCGTTGCCACGGCCGACTACCTCGGCCTTCCAGGTCGAGGGTGCGACGAGGAGGATGCCACTGGTGCCCTTCCCGGCCGCGGCGCACAGAGCCCCGGCCATCATCGACAGCTTCACCGCAGTCTGGGCGTTCTTGTTGGCACCGACGATAGGGGACTCGATCGCGATCACCAAGGGACGCATCGCGGTGTCGGCGGCGGTCATCAGGTCGTAGGCCGCCCCCAGCACGGTGTAGACGTCGTCGGAGGCCGGGTAGCGACGGACCCAGACCTGCGCGACCACCGCGTCCGGGTTCTTCTCGTCCAGGACCAGACAGGCGATGGCGACGCGGCGAGAGCCGTAGTCCACCCCCAGGAAGCTGCTCACGTCAGCACCCACACCGCGCTCACGAGTCGTCGCGCAGCGACTCGGGCCCTGCGTGCAGGCCCCAGGAGACACAGGAGGTGCGGAAGAGGCAGTCGGCCCAGACCGAACCGGTGCCGCGGGAGCAGTCGGGCAGCATCGACGGCATCGTCTCGGCGGCCACGTGGTGGTACAGGACCTCCTCGCGCCGCTCGAGCTCCTTGCGGGTGACCACGTACCAGGGGTCGCCCTCGGTGACGACGAACTCGAACCAGCCGCCGGTGTTGCGGTCGACGTAGACCAGGCTGGCGTGGTCGACCTGCATGCGCAGCATCGTGGCGACGGTCTGGAGCATGTGGTTGGGCTTGGGCCGGCGCTGGTCCAGCACCACCTTCTGCCAGACGTTGTTGCGTACCGCCTTGAGCTCGAACAGCCCGCCGGTGCGCAGCCTGCCGTCGATCTGGCCCCACTTGCTGCCGTCGTCCTGGTGGATGGGCGTCTCGATGTCGGTCAGGAAGCCCTCCGACAGCCCGGCGACCTGCCACTGGTAGTGCTTCCAGGTGCCCTCGCTGAACAGCTGCGTCAGGTCGAGCTCGGGGTCGGCCTGCTCGGCGCCGTGGTAGGACAGCAGCTGCCGGCGCGTGCAGACGTCGCCGAGCATGGACGGCCGGAACCGGCCCGAGCCGTCCTTGCGGGTCGCCAGGTCGGCGACCATCACCTCATGGACGCGGTTCAGGGCGTGGCGGGTGGGGATGCCAGCCATGCCACCGGCACTGCGCGGGGAGTAGAACCTCTTCATGCCCTCGGTGCAGATCTTCTTCATGTCTCTCCTCGAGTGATCGAGCGGAAGGCCTTCGCCTGGGCGAGGGCCTGGACGACGCCCGGGCAGGACAACGGCGAGTGGCCCAGGCCCAGGTCCTTGCAGCCGGACACGCCGGCGCGGGCCGCGAAGTCGGTCAGGTCGGCGTAGGGCTGGCCGGCCACGATCTTGCTCGCGGCCGACTCCCCGATGCCGGGCAGCGACCGCAGGCCGCGTCGGATGGCCTGCTCGCGGGGGTCCATCGAGTACGTGACCGCAGACAGGTTCACGTCCGGTGCCAACGTCCTGATGCCTGCGTTGCGGGCCGCAGCCAGGGACTCCTCCTCCTTGTCGTCGCCGGTGTGGGCCACCAGCTGGCCGACCCAGAACTCCAGCGGGTGGTGGGTGGCGTAGTAGCCCGAGATCGCCGCCATCACTGCGTACGAGGTGGCGTGGGCGCGGTTGAAGCCGTACTCGGCGTAGCCGTGCATGGCGTCGTGGACCAGCTCGCGCTGCTGCGGGCTGAAGGTGCCGTTGGCGGTCATCAGGTCGTCGACCCGGGACTGGGCCGCCTCCATCGCCACCCTCGCCTTCGCCACGGCCTTGTTCGAGGCCTTGACCGCCTTGAGCACCGCCGTCAGCTCCTCGGCCGCCATCCCGAGCTCGCGCAGCAGGGTGATCATCTGCTCCTGGAACAGGAACACCCCGTACGTCTCCCCGACGGCCCGGCGCAGCGGCTCGTTGAGGTCGGGGTGGTCCTGGGCGGCACGACGGCGCAGGTACTGCTCGCGGACGGCGTCGACGGCGGGACGGAACAGCGCCTGGGCGATGACCAGGTCCAGCACCGACCGCGGCTTGAGCCGGCGGCAGCCGTTCTTCATGGCCCAGCCGCCGAGCTGGAAGACGCCGTCGGTCTGGCCGTTGCCGATCCTGGTCCACATCGTCGACGTGCTGATGTCGGCCTTGAGCATCGGTATCCCGGTGAGCTCGGCGGTCAGGCTCAGACCTTGCAGCTCCTTGACGCCGAGCACGTCGAGCTTGACGTAGCCCAGGGCCTCCACCTCGTTCTTGTCGTAGGCCGAGGCCGAGGTGGCCGCCATGCCGGTGCCGACCCGCATCAGCGGCAGCGCCTGCAGGTCCAGCGCGCTGCCCAGCAGGATCCCGCCGGCGTGCCGGGACGGGCCGCGGACCAGCGAGTACTCGCTCAGCTCGGCCAGCATCGAGTACTGGGCGGCGGTGGCCTGCTTGGGCTCACCGCGCTTGCTCATCATCGAGTGCAGCATGTTGACCAGCGACCCGCGCCAGGTGCCGGAGGAGTCGACCTGGGCGCTCAGGGTGGACCTGGTGCCGATCGGGCGGGTGGCGTAGCGGGAGGCCAGGTGGTCGAGCACCTCCTGGCGTCGGTCGGTGGGCACGTCGATGTCGACGTCGGGCGGCTTGGTGCGGTCGGTGGACAGGAAGCGGGCGAAGTCGAGCTTCCAGGCCAGCGGGTCCAGCCGGTTCACCCCGAGGGCGTGCAGGACCAGGCTGGCGGTGGCCGAGCCGCGGATCCAGTAGAAGATGCCCTCGGTCCGCATCCAGTCGCACAGGTCGGCCACGATGAGCACGATCTCGGCGAAGTCACCGGCAATGATGGTGTCGAGCTCGGTGGCCAGCCGCGTGCCGTACTTGTGGTGGTGCGCGGCGGGGCGGCCGCCGCTCTCGGCCAGCTTGGCCAGCCCGGCCTGCGCCCGGCGGCGCAAGGTGTCCGCCGGGTCGGCGTAGGGCAGCGGTGGCACCCTCATCCGGAAGGTGTCGAGCTCGGGGATGACGACCTCGGCGCGCTCGGCGATGCGCGTCAGCCCGTCCGTCACCGCCGCCATCACGTCGGGCTCCAGCACGGTGGCGTAGTCGTACATCGAGCGCATGTGGTAGCCGGACTCACCCGGGAAGACGGCGTCGTCGGGGTCGTCGAAGGACACCAGCCGCTTGAGCGCGTTGTGCGCCCGGCGCTCGTAGCTGTGGCAGTAGTGGCTGTCCCCGCCCAGCACGACCGGCAGACCGTGCCGGGCCGCGACGTCCATGACCTGGCGCACCAGCACGTCGTCGTCGTGGTCGTCGGAGTAGATGCCGTGGTGCTGCACCTCGGCGTACAGCGCGTCGGGGAAGATGCCGGCGAGCACCGTCAGCACGTTGTCGACCGCGTCCGGCGCTCGGCGCAGCAAGGTCGGCAGCAGCCCGAAGAAGCAGCCGGTGGTGGCCAGCACGCCTCTGGTCGCCCCGGCCTCGGCGAACTGGCGCAGGTCCTCGACGTCGATCAGCGGCTTGTAGTAGTAGCCGCGGACCATCTGGTTGTTGAGCCGGACCAGGTTGCGGTACCCCTCGGTGGTGTAGGCCACCAGGCCGAGGTGGACGGTGGAACGGCTGCGGGCCTGACGGTGGTAGGACAGGTAGGCCTCCATCCCCGGCAGCGGGGCCAGGTCGTGGGCCCGGCAGTGCTGGTAGAGCTCCACCGACCCGGCCATGGTGCCGTGGTCGGTCAGCGCGAGCGCCGGGTACTGCAGGGCCACGGCCCGCTCGACGACCTCCTCGACGGCGGGCAGCGCGTCGCGGGCCGAGTAGCGGCTGTGCGTGTGGATCCACGGCATCGGGTCTTCTCCTCGAGTGGCAGACGACGACGCCCCGGCCCGGGCGGGTGCTCGGGCCGGGGCGCGCCGCTCAGAGCGGGGTCAAGCCGCTCAGAACGGAGGGTCGTCGGTGGAGACGGGCTCGATCACGCCCAGGCCGGCGTCGGTGGCCTTCTGGAGCAGGATCGCCCGCCGGGTCTTCGGCGTCACGCTGATGTTGTGCTCGGTGAGCAGCTCCATCAGCTCGGTGTTGCTCAGGGTCAGCAGCTGGACCTCGGCGGAGGTGTCGCCGGTGTCCTTGGCCTGCGGGGTGATGGTGCGGATCGGCTCGACGGCGACGCCGTCCGGCTCGACCCCCAGCGCCTCGTCCACCACCGACCTGATCTCGGCCAGGTGGTTGCGCAGGTCGTAGCCGTCCGGGAGCTGACCGGGCGGGGTGGGCTTGACGCCCTTGACCATGCGGATGATCAGCGAGGTGGCGCCGGGGGTTCCCTTGACGCCCTCCTTCTGGATCGTGATCGGCCGGCCCACCAGCGACCAGGACGGATCCTCGAAGTCTTCCCGCCAGTTGGACAGCCGCTCGCACAGCTGCCGCCACTGCCGAGCGGTGAGCTCGAGGATCTGGACCTGGTCCTCCTCGTCGGCGAACAGCCCCAGCACCGCGGCCTGCGTCTTGACCTGCTTGGTCTGGCTGTCGATGTTGTAGCGGCCGGGCAGGACCTTCTCCAGCAGCGGGTCGTCCTTGCCCCGCAGCGGCACCGCGGAGACGCCGTTGGGCAGCTGCGGCACACCCATCAGCAGCGACTGGCGCGACTCGCGGACGCTGACCTGGTGCGGGACGAAGACCCAGAGGCCTCGCTTGTTGGCCTCCTCGCTGTCCGGGTCGCCCAGCAGCCGGTAGCGGACGGGCTCGTTCTTGCTGCCGTCCTTGTCGTACTCGTGCCACAGGTAGGTCCGGTAGCGCAGGCCGTCGAACTCCGACGGAGCGGTGGTGCGCGACGGCGCGGCCTGCGGGTCCCACATGGCCGTGTCGAAGTTGTACGCGTCGTTCCTGGTCATCGTGACTCTCTTCCTCCTGTTGTCCAGGGCCTTCAGAGCTGGCCCTCGAGCTTTGCCTCCAGGTAGTCGCCCTTGATGCGGTCCATGCCGGCCAGCAGCAGATCGCTCAGCTCGGCCATGACCGCCTCGTCGGACTCGTGGTCGTCGCGGACGGTGAGGCGGTCCACCCGGACGGTGACGATCTGAGACCTGCGCTGGAAGATGAACGAGTCGCTCAGCGACCCGGCCACCAGGTCTCCCGTGCTCAGCCTGCGCGAGGGCGCGGCAGGGGCCGCGGCAGGGGCGGCCTTACGCGGCGGGGGCACCGTTCTCCTCCTGCTCGGGCGGCTGCTGCTGAGGCCTCGGCTGGGGCAGCACCACACTGGCCCGACGAGTGCGGGACGGGACGGGGTTGCCGTCGTCGTCGCGCGAGATCATCGCGTCGTGCATCTGCGGAGTGATCCGGTGGGTGACCGTCAGCGCCCGGTGGTAGGCCCGGACGTCCAGCACGGTCTTGGTCACCAGGGCGTGCAGCTGCGGGTGCTGGGCCTTCAGCCAGGCGAGGCCGGCCTGGCTGGGCTCGAAGGTCTGGCTGGGCTTGGTCACCCGGACCGGCCGGAGCCGGCCCTCCTCGTCGCGCCAGACCAGTCGGGCGTCGGGGTCGAGGACCTCCACCAGGTAGTCGGTGAGCTCGCGGCTGTCCTCCTCGACCCGCTCGACCCAGCGGCGGTTCTTCTCCAGCGCCCGCAGCGAGGCCAGGATGCCGGCGTCGGTGATCTCGGTGACCGGTCTCGCCTGGTCGCCGGAGTCGCCGAACATCTCGGCGAAGTCGGTGTCGGTCGTGGTCATGGTCGTCTCTCCTGTCTCTTTCCGATCGCCGCGAGGACCAGCCGGCGGCGCTGGCTGATCGGTGCCTCGGCGGCGTCCTTGCACCCCACGGTGGACCAGTCCACCGACACAAACGGCCAGCGGTGGTCCGCAGCGGTGACCGCCAGCCGGGCCGCGGCCTTGTGGCCGGCCAGGTCGGCGTCGAAGCAGGCCACGACCAGCGCCGGTCGCAGCCTGGTCAGCAGCACCACCTGGGGCAGGTGGGTGCCGGCCCCGTAGACGCCCAGGGCGTGGACGTCACCGACGTCGGCAGGCAGCGCCTGCTCGACGGCCATGACGTCCGGGGCCCCCTCGCACACCACCACCACCCCGCCCGGACGGGCGCGGTGGTAGCCGAACATCGTCCGCGAGGTGCTGACGTCGAACGGGTAGCGGTACTTCGGCCCGTCGTCGGTGACCCGGCGGGTCACCACGCCCCAGACCTCCCCCTTCGGGCCGCGGACCGGGTAGGTGGGGCTGCCGTCGTCGGGGTGGGTGCCGCACCGGTGCCGGGCAGCCACCTGCTCCCCGACCCGCTCCGCCCAGTACGGGCTGGTCCGCACGACGTCGAAGACGTCGAGCCAGCGCTCGGGGTAGACGACGGGGTCGGCCTCACCGGTGAGCACCGAGAGCATGTACGAGGGGCTCGGGGCCTTGCGCTTGTCCCGCGCCCGGCCCCGGGCTCCACAGCTGAAGCAGTACCAGACCCCCTTGTCCACGTTGACGCTGGCGCTGGCGTTCGCGTCGTCGTGGACCGGGCAGTTGAACGGTCGCTCCACGCCGGTGCCCTCGGCCAGGGCCTCCTCCAGCGTGACGCGCGTGGTGTCACTCAGCGCGCACCTCCTTCGTCTCGGGGTCCCACGAGCCCTCCAGCTCCTCGTCGTCGACCAGCCGGCGGCGTGCGTCGGCGTAGGAGATCACCTCGAAGTCGCCGTGCTCGGGGTCGAACGCGGTGTACCAGCGGATGCCGGCGCGACCGTGGCGGTTCTTCGTGACGTAGGACAGCCGCACGCTCGACCCGTACGGGTTCAGCGAGACGTGCAGGTCGGCGTCCTGGCCCAGCGCGTCGGACAGGCCCAGCTTGTCGATGCCGTGGACCTGGCCGGGCCGCAGCGAGACCGACGAACGGTTGGCCTGCACCGCGCCGAGGATCGGGACGTTCTCGGCCAGCGCGAGCGCCTTGAGCTCGTTGGAGATCCCGCCCATCACGTTCCACTCACCGATGGCCTTGCGGCCCTCGACGTCGCGCATGAGCCCGACGTGGTCGATGACGACCAGGGTGTTCTCGGCGGCGGACGCGGCGACGGCGCTCGGGGTGCAGTAGCCGAGCTCCGGCCCCTTCACGTGCAGCTCGCCGGGGATCTCGCTGACCCAGAGCTTGTGGGCCTGGGTCCGCTCGTCGGCGGTCATGTTCTTCGGGTTGATGCCGAAGGCCAGGGTGTGCAGACGTTCGATCACCTCCTCGTGGGTCATCTCCAGGGAGAAGAACACGACGTCCCAGCCGCCCTCGAGGGCGGCCAGGACGTGCTCGCACAGCCGCCAGGACTTGCCGACGGTGGTGCGGGCCGACACCAGCCACAGGTGCCCCGGCTCCTGCCCGCCGCCGGTGATGTAGGCCAGCGGGCCGGGCGGGGACGGGACGTGGTGGGCGTGGTGCCCGTTGAGCTCCCAGCTGCGCAGCGTCACCCCGCGCTCGGAGAGGTTGCGCAGCACCAGGCGCATGCTGTTGGACATCACCGACAGCGCCTGGTCGTACTCCCCGGCCTGGCTCAGCCGCAGCGCGCGGTGCAGCTGGCGGTTGGTGCGCTGGCTCTTCGCCCAGTCGCGCATCTGGGCCCGCCCGAAACGGATGTCGACGTCGGGCACGAAGTCGAACCCGGGGAAGCTGCGCAGCACCAGGTCGGTCGACGGCGGCTTGTGGCCGGTCAGCTTGGTGTAGTCGACCAGGTACTCGAACACGTCGGCGTGCTCGAGGAAGTCCGATGACTCCAGACCGTCCCGGGCAGGGGTGAAGACACCGGCGGCGAGGCAGGCGGACAGGTAGATCGTCTCTGGGTGTGCGGACTCGTTCACATCGGCGGCTCCGGACAGGTGCGGCGGGCGCCCAGGCTAACCCGCGGCGTCGGTGTCGGTGGCGTCGGTGTCGGCCAGGACCCGGTGCAGCCGCCCTGCCGCCGTCTGACGCGTCTGCTCGGCCGGTGCCTCGGCCTGCTCGGAGTCCGGGGCGTCGGGGCTGTACCAGATCAGCCTGGCCTCCTCGGTGTCCCAGCCGGCGCTGAGCTCGCCGGCCCGCCACAGGTCCAGGCAGGCGGCGGTGCTCGCCGCGTCCAGCAGGGCAGCACGCAGGCGCTTGTACTCGGAGACGGTCAGGGCCCGGCCGGCGTAGGCGGCCGACTGCTCCAGGATGGCCATCTCGTCGTAGAAGGACAGGTAGGTGTCGTCGGCGAGCGACGGCTTCTCGTGCTCGGACATCTCTTACTCCTCTGGTGAGTCGGGGTAGTGGTTGATGAGGCAGTGCTGGGCGTGGACGCACGAGGTCGCCGGGGTGGTCAGCCGGCCGGAGGACATGACCAGCACGGCGCGGTGCTCGTACCAGGCCTGGTTGAGCTGCACGCTGGTCAGGCTGCGGCTGCCCGAGGTGCGCCAGGGCAGCACGCTCTCCACGACGTAGGTGTAGGTCCACGCCCCGGGCGTGTCGCGGAAGCGGTAGAGGATGACGTCCCCGGGGTGCCAGTGCGGCGGCCCGGGCTGGAGCTGCTGGGAGCGCAGGGCCTCGACCATGCTCCGGGCGAACGGCCGGGGGTCCGTCGTCGGCTCCAGCAGGACCGTGTAGACCTGCACGTCACCCAGCCGGGGCACCCAGCCCGACACCTGCAGGCGGGTCACGGTCGAGTCGTGGGCGGGCAGGGCGAGGTCGCCAGGGCTGGGCAGGTACGGGTCGTCGGTGTCGTCGACGTCGGTCTGGCTCATGGGAGCCCTCCTTGTGCATCGGGGTCGGGGGACGTCGGTGGCGGGGTGGGCAGGGCTGCGACCAGCAGGCCGGCCGGCACGCCGGCTCGGTCCCGGTTCATCGCAGCCTCATCCTCACCACGGCCAGCAGCGCGACCACCGACCAGACGCCGACAACCATGCCGGCGCCGAACACCAGGGCCGAGCGGGCCGAGACGCGCCGGTACCAGGGCAGGTGCTCGGCGTCCGGCCACGGCCGGCCCGGCCGCGGTGTCATCGAGAGCCGTCGCGGCCGGTCACGACGCGCTGGCCGTGACGGTGACCTCGACCACCATCGACACGCCTCGGTCGTAGTAGCGGTCGTGCAGCGCGATGCCGACCTCGGTGGTCGGCCACTGGTGCAGGTCGGAGTAGACCCCACCGGTCAGCCCGTGCACCAGGTCGCGGGCCATCTGCTGGTTCGGCGCCCAGATCTCGATGATGGCCGAGGGGTGGGCGACGTGGGGCGGCAGCGTCGGGTGGGGACTGGTGGCCTGGTCGAACCCGAAGGTGGCGTAGCCGTGCCACCGTGGCGTCGCGCTCACTGCGACCCGCCCGTCACGTCGCTGCGCAGGCCCCGTGGGGACTGCGCGTCGGAGTCGGGCGCGTCGGCCAGCGACGCGGACACCACCTGGGCGGCCTGGCTCGCGCTGAGCCTGACCTGGTGCATCGCCCGCGAGCCGCGCGGGAGGTAGTGCAGCACCGGGGGCTCGTCGGGGTCGGCGGCCACGACGTACCAGCCGTCGATGTGCTCGACGTCGGTGATCTCGGCCAGCAGCGCCATCAGCGCCGAGCGGCCGTCGGACGGCGCGCTGCCGGGCGTGGTGGTGGTGGACATGGTGGTTCTCCTCTCGGTGGACGTGCGGTGGACGGGTGCGGCTCAGCTCTCGCCGTGCACCAGGCACAGGAGCGCGAGCTCCTGCTCCGGCGTGAGCACGATGTGCTGGACGACGCCCACGTGCAGGCACATCTGCCCGTGGTGGACGCCATCGGCGGACTGGTGGCGGTGCAGCGACACGCTGACGGCATTGTCGATGTCGACGCCGGCCGTGACCAGGAAGGTGTGCATCGGGCTTCCCCGGGTGGCGTCGATGTAGTCGAGCGGCTCAGCGGCCATGGTCGTACCTCCCTCGAGGTGGGCTGGGGACGCGGTGGGAGCAGAGCATGACAGAGGCCCCGGGCAGATGCTCCGGGGCCTGTGTGCGGGCAGCACGACGTCAGCGCTGCGAGGCCTTCATTATACCGGGCCGCACCGGGGCCGGTGCAACGATTGAGGCGGCGCATGAAACGTTTCTGGATCGGTTCCAAGGGTGTTGACACGGCGACTAGGATGACCTTTGTTTCATACAGAGGGATGTAGCAGGCACAGGCCGGGGATGCCAGGACAACATCTCACCAGCGCCCGAGCCTCTTAGGGCGAGGGCGCTAGCAGGGCTCTTCCTCCTAGCGCCCTTCTCGTTCCAGAGCACGAATCGTTCGATTCACACGACTCCTGCTTCTACTAGTCAGCGGCCCGCTATATCGCGGGCCGCCTGCTAGGTGAAGCAGAGGGCACGTAGCAGGAGTCATGTGTTTCCTATGTCTTGTACAAGTCCTATGTGAAACACGCGTCAGACGCGTGCAGTCGAGCCGAAAATCGCGCCCGGGAAACCGATTCAAGCCTGGCTGCTAGGGTCGTTGTTCGTGCCAGTTCCTCTCAGCACGGCCCGGGTGGACTCGGTGCCCCGGTACGTGCTCAGCAGGCCGCCGTCGACCGACGACGAGCTGCATGCCCTGGTGGAGATGATGTGGGGCGTCAGCATCCCGAGGCGCCAGGTCTGCCCCGGCCACGTGGCGCCGTTCACCGCGTTCGCGCACGCCTACTTCGCCCGCCGCCCCAACTACGCGGTCTGGTACGGCAGCCGCGGCACCGGCAAGTCCTACCTGCTGGCCGTGCTGGCGCTGACGAAGGCCTTCGTGGACCACGTCGACGTGACCATCCTGGGCGGCTCCATGGCCCAGAGCGCCAACGTGCACGAGCACATCCGCAACTTGCTGGCTCGTCCCGGTGCTCCTCGGTGGGCCCTGGTCAAGAACATCGAGACGGAGATCATCACCACCTCCGGCAACTACATCCGGCCGCTGGCGGCGTCCCCGACCACGGTGCGCGGCCCGCACCCCAGCCTGGGCCTGCTGGACGAGATCGACGAGATGGACCCGGTCATCTACTCCTCGGCGATGGGCCAGGCCCTGAAGAAGGAGAACCCGCTGGGGGTGGAGATGGACGAGTACGTGGTCGCCTCCAGCACCTGGCAGCACGCCGTCGGGACCTTCGCCACGGTCAAGCGCGAGGCGCAAGAGCGGGGCCTGCCCGTGTTCTCCTGGTGCTACCAGGAGCAGCTCAAGCCGCACGGCTGGATGGACTCCGACTACATCGACCGCAAGAAGGCGTCGGTGCCGGCGGAGATGTGGCGGGTCGAGTACGACCTGGGCGAGCCGTCAGGGGAGAACAGCGCCTTCGACGTCGCCAAGCTGAACGCGGCCTTCGCGGTGATGGACTTCGTCAGCGAGCGCCACGCCGACGGCGACGACGAGTGGGTGGTGGCCGAGCCGGACCTGAAGGTCGCCTCCTACGCGGCCGGCGCGGACTGGGCCAAGGCGAAGGACTTCACCGTCATCGTCGTGGTCCGCACCGACGTCGTCCCGCACCGGCTGGTGTACCTGCGCAAGGTCCAGCGCCGCTCCTGGCCGACGATGATCGGCTACTTCAACGACGTCTGCCGCCGCTACGGGGTCGGCTCCCGCAGCGCCCACGACGCCACCGGCATGGGCAACGTCATCTCCGACCTGGTGGACGACCGCACCATCAAGGTGCAGATGATCGGCCAGAAGCGGATCACGCTGCTGACCGACTACATCACCGCCGTCGAGAACGGCCGGTACCTGATGCCGGCCGGCACCTGCCTGTACAACGCCCACAAGGACACCTCGGTCGATGACGTCTTCGCGACCTCCACCCGCTACGACGCCCACATGCCCGACGAGGTGGTGGCCATGGCGATGGCGCACCGGGCCGTCACCCGGGCCGCCCCGGATGCCGCCGGGCAGACGGTCAAGCGCGCCGAGGCCGACAAGCCCGAGTGGCTGAACCAGGCCTCCCGGTCCGGGCCGGCCAGCCGGGGCTACCGGGTCGGTGACATCTACCTGGAGGAGGAGGACCCTGACGTCGGCGTCGTCTATCTCGACTAGTGCTCCACAAGGCGTGTGCGCCCGGCCCTGGTGCCCTAACCTGAGGTGCCATGGCACAGATGCGGTCGCAGTATTCCTCGAACGAGCGCGCTGAGCGGCGCAAGGACGTCTACCTCGGCAGTGCTACTGGCGCCGGGCTGCTCGGGCTGGCGCACCTGGACGCCAACACCGTCCCGGGGTCGCTGACCCGGATGCGTGAGGCGGCTCGCAACACCGAGCTGGTCGTCAACGGCACGCCCCGTCCGGGCACGGCCAAGATGGTCGGCGCTCTGTCGGCGATGCGTCCGATCGGGGTCAAGCACCTGCTCGCAGCCGGGCTGCTGGGCACCGGTGCCGGTGCGGCCAGACGGGTGATGCGCAACAACGAGCCTCGCCAGATCGTCCCCACCGGCGCCATCGCGCTCAGCAAGGTGGCCTCCGCTGTCCCCGGCGGTTCACCGCACCGAGACACCGACCGCCGGCGCCTGGCCTACGCCGTCGGCCAGGGCACGGCCCTGGGCGGGGCGGGTCTGGCCGGCGGTGGTCTGATCGCCATCAATCGGTCGGGGTACCAGCGCGGGCTGGCTGAGACGAGCCGGGGCTTTGCCAACCGCCTGCACACCAGGTCGACGCAGATTCCTGACGCCGCCCGGGCCGCGGCCTTGCAGCAGCGGAGCACGTCCATGGACCTGGTGGCCCAGAATGTGTACGACAGGGCGAAGAAGCTGCGCCGACGCGGGCGGATCGCCCTGGGCGCCGGGCTGGGGCTGACCGCCGGCGGCAGCCTGCTGGCGCACGTGGCCAGACCACGCCGCACCGGCGGGCCTACCGTGACGAGCCCGTCGATGTCGGAGGTCGCCAAGTGGGCTCGAGGCGACACGCCGCGCTCGCGGCGCCGGCGCGTGGTCGCCGGTACCGCCGCCGCAGGACTGGGGGCGGCGACAGCCATCGGCGGCCAGGTCGCGATCCAACGCGCCCGGACGCAGCGCGACCTGGCCGACCTGGAGCAGCTCACGGCGGCCAAGCAGAAAGCTGCCTCCAGGAGCACCCTCGACCTGGCCACCTACCAGGCGAACCAGGCGACCAAGCTCCGGGACCGGGCGATGCTACGGCCCACCAGCCAGGCCACGGACGCTATCGACGACATGCGCCAGGCGTACAACCTCATGAACTCGGCTCAGGCCCGCGCCACCCAGGCCAAGGGGTTCCACGATATAAGCACGGCCCGGCAGACCAAGGCCAGGATGATGTACGAGGGCGCGCGCAAGCTGCACCGACGAGGGCTGGCCGCCCTCGTGGGCGGGACGGGGGCCGCCGTCCTGGGCGGCGCCTGGGCGCACCACAACGAAGACAACGCCCGCCGCACCGGGGTCCGCAAGCTCGACGCCACCGAGCACGTGAGCGGCCCTCGGCGCACCTGGCGCGAGGTCAAGAGCCAGACCTTCTACGGTCTGCCCAGCCACCAGGTCGCCCAGCTGAACCCGCAGCAGCGCTCCGAGGCGCTGGTCCGCTCGCTCCCTGACCCGGCCATCCCGCTCGTCGCCCCCAAGGGCGAGAAGGTCGCGGCCACGACCAGCCAGCTGGGCGCCAGCCTGAAGGGCGGTGCCATCGGCACGGCCGCCGGCGCCGCTGCGGGGCTGCTGGCCGGGGGACCGACCCGCTGGCGCGCTACCGGGCGCACGCTGAGAACGATGGGGCGGCTGGTCCAGCGGTCAGCCAAGGACCCGTCCCAGGTCGCCCGCCAGGCCCGGCTGCTGCGGGCGGTGCGGGCGTCGCGTCCTCGGGTCAACCCGCTGAAGGACCCTGAACGTCGGTCCGACCTGACCCGGGGCGCCATCGGCGGCCTGGTCACGTCCCAGGCGATCAACGTCTCCTCGGCGGCTCAGTCCAAGCGCACCATCGCTCGCAACCCACAGGCGTGGGAGGAGCAGGACGCCAAGATCCAGCGCGTGGTGAACAAGCTCAGCAAGGCCGTCGAGCCCGACGTCGACCCGGACGGCTTCGCCCGTCAGATGCAGGCCGAGGCGGCGCTGCGTGGGGCCTGGCCGCACCGCTCCGGCTGGGTCGTGGACACCGGCGCTGCCGTGGTGGCCGTGCCGTACCCGGACGAGCAGGGGTAAGGACCCTTCGTGCCCGCAGACTTCGTCACCGTCCCGTCCTCGAGCCTGCGTGAGGTCGGCGTCGACCAGAGCGGCGACGTCGCCGAGGTCCTCTCCGTCGAGCGGCACAGCTCCTTCCTCGACGACCTGGGTGCCACCGGTCTGCGCCGTCACTCCGGCTACGTCGAGGAGCAGTTCCTCCCGCAGCTGCGCGGCCGCAAGGCGGTGGCCGTCTTCCAGGAGATGTACGACAACGAGCCCCTGGTCGGCGGCCTCATGCACGCCATCACCATGCTCGTGCGCAACGTCGGCTGGACGGTCAAGCCAGGTGGGTCGTCCAAGCGCGACGAGGAGGTCGCCCACTTCGTGGAGTCCTGCAAGGACGACATGGACAGCCCGTGGAGCGACTTCATCGCCGAGACGTTGTCGATGCTGCCCTACGGGTGGAGCTGGCACGAGATGGTGTTCAAGACCCGCGAGGGTCCGTGGAACCCCGACCCGCGCCGTAACAGCCGCTACAACGACGGCCTGATCGGCATCCGCCGGCTGCCGATCCGGTCCCAGGACTCGATGGTGCGGTGGGTCTTCGACCAGAGCGGCGACATCCTCGGCATGGTCCAGCAGGCCGCGCCGGCGTACCGGATGGTGACCATCCCGCGCAGCAAGTCCCTGCTGTTCCGGCTCTGGGCCCCCAAGGGCAACCCGGAGGGCCGCTCGCTGCTGCGCAACGCGTACCGGCCCTGGTACATGAAGAAGCGGATCGAGGAGTTCGAGGCGGTCGGCGTCGAGCGCGACCTGGCCGGGATGCCGGTCATCAAGGTGCCCGCCGAGTACCTGTCCAAGAACGCCACCCCGGCGCAGAAGGAGACCGTCACCAAGATGCGCAAGACGGTGCGCTCGGTCCGGCGCAACGAGCAGGAGGGCATCGTCTTCCCGGTCGCCTACGACCAGGACACCCGTCAGCCGCTGTTCGACCTGTCCCTGCTCGGCTCCGGTGGCGGGCGGCAGTTCCAGACCCAGTCCATCATCGAGCGCTACGAGCAGCGCGTCCTGATGAGCGTGCTGGCCGACTTCATCATGGTGGGCCACCAGGCGACCGGCTCCTACAGCCTGCACACCGACAAGACGGGCATCTTCCGCACCACGCTGAACGCCATCGCCTCCTCGATCGCCGACGTGCTCAACCGCCAGCTGGTGCCGACCCTGCTCCGGCTGAACCGGATGACCGACCTGGAGAAGATGCCCCAGTTCGAGCCGAACGACGTCGACAGCCCGGACATCGCCGTGCTCGGCCAGTTCATGCAGTCGATGGCCAGCATGGGTGTGCAGTGGTTCCCCGACGCCGAGCTCGAGCAGTTCGTCCGCAAGGCCGCCCGGCTGCCCAGGATGAGCGAGGACGACACCAAGCGCGAGCAGCTGCTGGCTCGCCGGGCCGAGGCCACGCGCTTCATGCAGCAGCAGGCCGAGTACGTGCAGACCCGGGCGACGCTGCAGCAGACGATCGGCGGGCTGGGTCCCGTCGTACCGACGCAGCCCGGGCCTGCCGGCTCGCCGCAGCCTGGGACCGGCGGCCCGGCGGTGCCCGGTGCGGCCGGTGCTCAGCCCACCGCCGTCGGCGCCGGCCAGAACGGTGCCACCCGCCAGCAAGCGGGGCGTTAGATGCTGTCCGCGCAGCAGGTCGAGGCGTTGCGAGCCGACATCCGGCGCACCTTCTACGCGTCCTTGCTGCACCGGCTGGACCACCGGACGAACGACCACCTGCAGGTGGTGGCCAACTACGTGGTGCGGCTGCAGCAGGTCTACGGCATCCCGCCGTCGACCGCGCTGGGCATGCTGGTCGGGGCCGGTATGGACGCGCTGGCCGATACGCTGGGCGACGAGGCGGAGCAGGTCGTCCGAGACGCCTTGTACGCGCTGGAGCTGAATGGAGCGTGAGAGATGGCGTGGTACCGCCAGAACCGGGACGACCAGGTCGCCGACTACCGGGCCAAGCAGCGCCAGAAGGTCCTGCTCACCGGAGCCGGCGTGCTGGGTCTGGCCGGCGGTCTGGCTCGCGCTCCATGGGCTGCCAAGCACGCGGTCCGAGCGGCGCAACGGGCCGGTCCCAGGGTGGGTGTTCGGGTTCCGCAGGTCTCACCCCGGACCCGGACGAGGCTGGCCGACATCGAGCGCACAGCCACCGAGACCTCCATGCCGCTGGCGATCGCCTCGGGAGCTCTGGGCTCGCTCTCGAGCCTGACCTACGCCAACCGGCTCAAGCGGGAGACCAAGACCGAGGGAGAGAAGCTGGGCCTGGTCAAGAACCACGTCGAGCCGGACCAGCCGCCCCGCGACCGGCAGCGGCTGGTGGCGGCGCGGGAGCGGGCCAACGACGACCTCTGGCGCCAGTACGTCTCCGCCGACGCCCGCAACGCCCATGACGAGGTCCTGCCGACCTACTCCCGCCGCTACGGCCGCCAGGCGCTGGCCGGCACGGGCGTCGGCGTCGCCGGTGGTGTCACCGGTCTGGCGGCCGGTCGGGCCGCCGTCAGGGCGCGGCGCGCCGGTGCCGGCACCGGCAAGGTGGGCGCGCTGTCGGCGCTGGCCGCGCTCGGCGCCGGGTCGACGCTGGCCGGGGGCGTGGCCACCAGCCGTGCCCTGCGCCGCGGCGCCGAGATCGAGGCGTCCCGCCGCGCCATCCGCGCTCGGGGGTACCAGCGGGCCCTGGACGCCGTAGGCTGATCCGCCGAAGGAGGGTCCATGCAGCCGCAGACCATCGTCCTGGCGCAGGCAGCACTCGACTACGCCGCCGCCGGCGAGCACGCCGAGCGTGCCCGGTCCGTCTCGGCCGACCTCGACGTGGTGTCCGAGCGGATCCGCAAGGCCAAGCAAGGGCTGGGCCGGGGCTACGTCGCCGAGGTCTCCAAGGGGACCTACCCGCCGGACGAGTACCAGACGATGGCGACCTGGCTGGCCGACCTGTCCCTGCTGGTCGCCGTGGCCAAGGCCGACGCCGAAGGCCTGAGCACCGACAAGTACGAGCAGTGGGCCGGGCGTCGGGTCAAGCGGGTGGGCGGCCGCTTCGCCCGCAGCGTCACCCCGGCCGGCACCTCGTCCTTCCCGGCCGGGGCCGGCCGGACTCGCCGGCTTCGTGAGCGGGTCGGGACCGCCCTGCCTGCGGGGCTGGAGTGGGACGACCGCACCGGCGGGGTCCGGACCGAGCGCACCGGCGTCCCGCTGAGCGCGCAGACCCGTCAGCGAGCCGAGCAGTGGCTGGGCGCCCAGCGCGTCGCCGACGAGCTCGAGCGCGAGATCAGGCAGGCGTTCGGCCCGCAGCAGGCCAAGTTCATCAACCTCAAGGTGAACATCGTGGACCCGCGGGACCCGAGCAAGGTCATGGTCACCGACGTGAACCAGTACGACCCGGCCATGGGGCAGGCCGTCTCGGTCGGGTTCGACGTGGACCAGCAGGCGCTGGCGTCGGCTCCGGACGACGTCAAGCGCCAGGTGCGCGACCGGATGTACCTGATGACCGGCTTCGGCCCCGGCGGCGACACGCTGTCGGCCCTGGACGAGCCGGTGAGCCGGATGCTGGGCACCCTCGGCCCGCCCGGGCAGCTGCGCGACGACAAGCGCTCGACCTTCGCGACCATGGCGACCAACGCCGGCAACATCCTGCGCGGCTTCGGCCCGACCCAGAATGTCGGGGAGGCCTTGCGCGCGCTCGGCACGGCGGGCAACTCGGCCACCGCCGAGCAGCTGCAGCCCTACGTCGAGCGAGCCGCGGCACGCTACGTCGGCACCCGGGTCCGCCCGTCCGCCCCGACGCAGCAGCTCTTCGACGGCGAGTCGGGCGCGAAGCTGGAGGCGCTGTCCAGCGCTACCAGCCTGGCCAGGGTCAAGCAGATCGTGGCCAGCGCCCGTGCTGCGCTGGGCAAGAAGCCCGAGGACGAGACCACGCGCGGGCTCGACCCGGTCTTCGCCTCGACGGCCACCAGGCTGGGCCTGCGCCAGTCCGGCGACCAGCTCATCCTCGGCGTCCGCAGCGACCTGGGCGCGCTGGCGATGGGCCGCTCCCTGCCGGACGACCCGATGCTCAACGTCTTGAGCATGAAGGCGGGCAAGACGCTGCCGAGCCGCGGCCTGGTCATCGGCGAGGACGGCGAGGTCGCCTACGAGGCGATCGGCTCCGCCGACGACCACTACACCCCGTTCAGCGCCGCGATGCTGTCCTCGATGGAAGGCGGCCAGTTCGTCCGGACCCGCCAGCGCGGCGGCCCCAGCGTCGAGGACGTCCGCACGCTGCTGTCCACCGGCGCCCGGATGGCCACCGTCGTCAGTCCGTCCGGGGTGTTCGAGCTCGAGCTCGCCCCTGAGGCCCGAGGGATGAAGCGCTTCGGGCCGCAGCTGCAGTCGATGACCGACGCCTACGCCCGGCTGCTGGACACGATCGCGGTCAACGCGCTGGCCGACGCCAACGGCGCGCAGTACCTCGGCGCGCTGGACCCCGACGTCGTGGCCCGGATCGAGGCCAACGCCGCCCGCAACCCGGCCCGGGCGGACGAGATCCGCTCCCGCGAGACGGCCAAGGCCTACGCCGAGGCCGCGGCCAAGAGCATCGACGTGGACCGGGACGCGCTGCGCGAGGAGAAGCTGCGCCTGGCCATGACCGAGATGACGGCCCGCGAGCGCGGCGAGCTGAGCCCCTCGGAGTGGGCCAACCGCGAGGTCGACCGCGAGATCGCGTCCCGGGTGCGCCCGCTGATGCTCAACGGCGAGGGCTACGCGCTGGCGCTGCGCACCTTGCAGGCGCGCTTCCCGCACATGATCCGCAGGGCCGAGTACCGCGACAGCCGCGACTTCGCCCGTGACCTGGGCATGTCCGGGCACGTCGAGGCGGGCCTGCCGCGCAGCGGCGGCAGGGACGCCGGGTACCTGCAGCCGGGCCGGGTGAAGACCTTCACCGGCAACCCGCGGACGCGCCTGGCCGAGCGGGCAGCCAGCGAGGAGGCTGCCGCCGCGGCCAGCGCCGCTGCCGGGCCGGGTGCCAAGAACGTCACCCCGCAGAACGAGAAGTCCACCTCCTCGGCCCAGGCTCCGGACGGCCGCGAGGTGTCCCGCAGCACCGAGACGGTCACGGGCGAGTCCACGCCGCTGGTCGCCGCTGCCGTCAACGCCGGCCAGGAAGCCATCCAGAAGCTGCGCTCGGCTGGTCCGGCCTACGAGCGCCAGATGGCCGAGATCAACGCCCAGCCCAACGGCTGGGCCCGGCTGATGGGGTCGCCGGCCACTGTCTCCGGTGACCCTCCGGTGCTCCCGAACACCTTCGCCGAGGCGCTGATGGGCCGGGCGCCGGAGAAGGTCGCGCCGCTCTACGCCGCGATGCGGCTGCAGCAGGGTCGGCTCAACGACCTGGTCGAGGAGTTCAAGTCCGAGCCGGCGCTGCTGACCACGCTGCTGTCGATGCCCGAGGACGACGTCAGCACGCTGATGCGGTCCAACCTCATCACGATGTCCGACGGCCAGGAGCCGACCAACTCCGACCACGACGCGGTCGCGCTGCGGGCCACCATCGCGGTCCAGTCGGTGGCGCTGCTGCACCACCTGGCCAACCCGGCCTTCGTCCGGGCGCCGTCGGACCCGCACGCGCTGGCCACCCTGGCGCTGGACCAGGTGCCGCTGCCCGACGAGCTGGACGGTGTCGCCGACGCCGCGGGCTACGTCGAGTGGGCCGTGAGCGACCAGCCGTCGGCGCAGCAGGCCCGGCTCGGCCGGGTGCTGATCTCCGAGTTCGCCGAGAACGATGTCGGCATCGACATGCTCAAGGCGCTGATGGACGCCACCGCCACCATCGACAACGAGCTCGTCACCCTCGGCAAGGACCTGGAGGGCAAGGACGGCGAGAACGAAGCGGCCAACGTGGTGTCCCACTTCGCGCGCAAGGACGACCTGCCGCCCGAGCAGGTCGCCGCCCTGTCCAGCGTCTTCTCCTCCGAGCGTGAGGCGGCGCTGGACTACCTGCGCGGCGCGCTCCGGCTGGGCAACTCGACCCTGCTGCTGCAGGCGACGCTGGCCGGCGGTGGTGCCGACCCAAAAGCGCTCGCCGAGCTCTCGCGGAGGTTGACGCTGTCGACGATGCCGCTCGCGGGGTCTCTCGATGGGCTGAAGGCGTACGTGATGGTGGAGAAGTCCGACCCGGTGAGCAAGGCGATGACCAGACGAGCCAGCTCGCGGGTCAGGCCGGGGGTCCCGTGGCAAGTGCTCAGACAGCGAGTGCTCTCGACCGGTTGAGGTCGATGGTCGGCATGGCCGACGTCGCCCAGCAGGTGGTGGACGAGCTCGAGGTGCTGGCCGAGGAGCGCGAGCAGATGGGCCCGAGAGCCGCTGCCGACCGCCCGCCCGAGCACTTCGTCATCACCGGCAACCCCGGCACCGGCAAGACCCAGCTGGCCAACATCCTGTCCGAGGCGCTGGCGGGCATAGACACCTCCCGGTCGGCCGACGTCGCCGTCTTCAACGCTGCCCAGCTGTCCGGGTACGGCTACATGGGCGAGGCCGCCGCGGCGCTGACGTCCTTCCTGGACGCCAACCCCGGCAAGGTCATCCTGATCGACGAGGCGCACACGCTGGCCGACAAGGACTCCTACGGTCGCAGCGTCATGCGGGTGATCATCCCGCTGATGACCCAGAAGGGCCCGAACGCCCACCGGTTCATCTTCGCCGGCTACCCGGAGACCGAGCAGGCGCTGGGTGACCTGGACCCCGGCTTCGCCTCGCGCATCTCATCGACCTTCGCCATGCCCGACTACAGCACCGCCGACCTGCAGGCGATCGCCCGGACCAAGATCGTCGGGGACACCCTGGACCCGGCCGGTGCGCGGGCGCTGGACGCCGCGGTGTCCTCGCTGCCGGCGTTCGAGCGCAGCGTGCAGGAGAAGTTCGCCAACGGCCGCGGGGTCGAGCGGCTGATGGACCAGGTCCGCAAGGAGCGGCTGCTGCGCATCAGCCGGGCCCGCAAGGGCGGGGCGAGCTCGGCCGACATCGACTGGAACTACACCGCCGAGGACGTGACGGCCGGCTGGGGCCGGCTCAAGCTCGGCCCGTTGAAGATCCCGCGGGCCGCCAAGACGGCGGCCGAGCCTGCCGCCGAACCGAAGCCGACCCAGGTTCCCTCGCCTGCTGGTCGCCGCCCGGTGCCAGGTTCGGTCGCTGCTGAGCCGAACAGCTACTTCGGTTCGGCCAGCCTGGGTCCGGAGCCGAACCGCAGGCGCAAGCGGCAGACCATATGAGCGCGGCGTGGTGGGACACCGAGGAGCGAACCTATGCGGTCCTGGACAGCGTGGACGACCGTGATACCGACGTCGGTGCGGGCGTGGTCGCCCTGGGCCTGCATGGTCTGGGAGCGGCTGCTCTTCGCCGCGCTGCACCGTCGCTTGCGCTCGACCCTGGCACCGTTGTCACCGCTCTCGACCAGGTGGATCTCGGACCTGTCGGCAAGGCATGGCGGCGCGTCGGCGGTGCGGATGACGATCTCGCGCTGATGAAGTCCGACGCCGACGTCGCGGCGTTCCGGGTCATCACCACGCTGCGGCACGCCGGGCTGGACCCGGTCGAGGCGACCGAGCGGGCGGCCGAGGTCTACGGCCTGGACCCCAAGGACGCCCTGGGCGTGGCCACCCGGTTCGGTGACGCCGACCGGACGGTCTACGCCGCGGCCGCGCTGCAGGCGCTGATGCGGTCCTGCGCGGGCAGCGGGTCGCTGACCGGCGCGCTCGGCAAGGCCTACGAGCGCAAGGGCTTTCATGGCGACGACCCGGACGAGCGCGACGAAGGTGGCCGGTTCGCCCCCACCGGGAAACGACCGCCGCGTCCGACCGCCGGTGCTCGCCAGCCCCGCTCGCCCGCCGCTGCGCAGGCCGCGCCAGCCCAGCCCGCACCGGCGCAGCCCGCCGCAGCACCGGCGCGTCGGCCCAAGGTGGGCGAGTACGTCGCCGGCAGCGCGGAGG